ACAACGAAGTTAAAGGTAGAAAACAAGAAGTAGTAGTTGACAAAAGTATAACTGCTATTATTGAAAATCCATTCTATTCAATAATGAATGAACCAAATGCTTTATTACAACGTCTTATACGAATTCTTAATCAGCTTGATAGAACTAACGAACAATGCAGCGCCGGTAAAATGGACATCATTATTCAGTTACCATATTCTATAAAATCAAAAGCAAGAGAAGTTCAAGCAGAAGAAAGGCGTAGGAGTTTAGAAAGACAGTTAACAGGATCTCAATATGGGATTGGATATATTGATGGAACAGAACATGTTACTCAATTAAATCGATCTGTTGAAAATAATCTTTGGACTCAGGCTAAAGACCTAACATTTGATTTATATAATCAGCTAGGTCTAACCCAAAGTATATTTGACGGTACAGCTGATGAGAAAACTTTGTTGAATTACCAAAATCGGACAATTAATCCGATAATAACAGCCATCGCAGAAGAGATGGAAAGAAAATGGATATCAAAAACTGCTAGAACCCAAGGCCAGGCTATACGGTTCTTCAATGATCCATTAAAACTTATTCCAGTTAGTCAATTAGCCGAAATGGCTGATAAATTAACTAGAAATGAAATTATGTCTTCTAATGAAGTACGTTCTGCAATTGGATTGAAACCATCTGATGATCCTAAGGCTGATGAGTTACGTAATAGTAATTTAAATCATCCTGATGAATCAGAAGGTGCAGAACAAAAAATTGATACATCATCCACTAAAGAATTAATTGATAAGATTAGTGAAAAAGATTAAACCTAAGGGAACTCTTGGAAACTAACAAAGTCAAGAATATTCATAAGTGAAGAAGTATATACACTATTTTAAAAAAAAAGGAGGGCTTAAGTTATGCCGAGTTGGGATTTCGCCGGATGGGCTACTAAGAACGATTTAACATGTTCCGATGGTCGTGTAATCCGAAAGAATGCATTCAAGGTGAATGACAAACAAAGGGTTCCGCTTGTATGGAATCATCAACACAATTCCCCAAATAACGTCCTTGGTCATGCCATCCTTGAGAATCGAGATCAGGGAGTTTATGCATACTGTTATTTCAACAACACGTCAAGTGGACAGGATGCAAAAGAACAGGTTAAACATGGAGACGTTAATGCTCTAAGCATTTGGGCAAATAATCTTCAGCAATCAGGTCATGAGGTAATTCACGGTATTATTCGTGAAGTAAGTCTCGTATTAGCTGGAGCAAACCCAGGCGCTTTTATCGAATCAGTCGTAGCTCATGGGGAGCCAATGGATGACTATGACTCAGAAGGAATCTTTTATTCTAACGACCCTATTGAATTAGCACATGCTGATGAGGGAACAAAGAAAGAAGATGAAAGCAGCAAATCAAGCAAGGAGGGTAAAGATATAGAAGGAGATACCAAAGACACAAAACAGGAAGACAACAAAGATGAAACTATAAAAGATGTCTATGAGACATTAACAGATAAGCAGAAAAAAGCAGTGGCCATTATTGTTGGTCAGATCATTCAGGATTCAAAATCAGATAAAAATTCTGAAAAAAAAGAGGAGGATGAAGACATGAAACATAACGTGTTCGACAACGAGCAGCCTACAACTGTATTAAGCCATTCTGATATTCGTCAGATTTTCGATGACGCTAGAAGATTAGGCTCTCTTCGTGAGGCAGTTAATCAGAACTTTGAAGAAGGTGGAGTATTAGCTCACGCTTCTATTGATACTACAGGTATGACAACCGCAACAGGAAATCAGACATATGGATTTAACGATCCTGATATGTTATTCCCGGATTACAAATCTCTTAACAATCCGCCGGAATGGATTTCCAGAGAAATGGATTGGGTTAAAGGTGTTATGTCAGGAGTACACCATACACCATTTAGCCGTATTAAATCACAGTATGCTAACATCACAGAAGATGAAGCAAGAGCTCGTGGTTACATTAAAGGTAAACAGAAGAAGACGGAAGTATTCACAACTTTGAAACGTACAACCGATCCAACAACCATCTACAAACTGCAGAAGATGGATCGTGATGATGTTGTGGATATCACAGATTTCGAGGTAGTTGCTTGGATTAAAGCAGAAATGAGACTTATGCTTGATGAGGAAATCGCAAGAGCTATTCTTATTGGTGATGGTCGACAGACAGATGATGAAAGTCACATTCCGGAATCTCACATTCGTCCGATTGCAAAAGACGTTCCACTGTTCAACACAAAAGTAACCGTAGACACAGACGCAAGTGCTACCTCCGAGGAAGTAGCCAAAGCAACAATCAATGCTGTTATTCGTGCTCGTAAGAACTACAAAGGTTCTGGTAACCCAACGTTCTATACGACAGAAGACGCTCTTACAGAGATGCTGTTAATTGAAGATGGTATTGGTCGCAAACTGTATAAGACAGAAGCTGAATTGGCTACTGCATTGCGTGTATCCAACATTGTTACAGTTGAACCGATGGAAGGTCAGACAATTAAACATGAAGAAGCTGATTTACCATTAATTGGTATCATTGTCAATCTGGCAGACTACAATGTAGGTGCTGACAAAGGCGGAGAAGTAAATCTGTTTGATGATTTCGATCTCGACTTCAACAAATACGAGTACTTAATCGAAACCAGAATCTCTGGTGCATTAACCAAACCGTTCTCAGCTTTAACAATTCTTGAGAACAAAGGAGTAATTTCTGGCTAAGCGATAATTTCAAAATGGAGGTGATTTTCTAATGAAATTCTCAGGAAAGGTAGGCTTCTGGATTAAAAGCATGGAAGTTAAACCTGGAGTATACAAATCACAAATGGTTGAAAGAGAATATACTGGTGATATTAGTTGGGATAACAGGAAATTCCAAAGCACAGATAACCAAAATGATGATTTGAGGTTAAACAATTCTATCAGTATACTTTCTGATATATACATGCAGGAAAATATCACCTCCATAAAATACATTAAGTGGAAAGGTGCTAAGTGGAAAGTAAGCAATGTTGAAGCTGGATACCCACGAATTACCTTAACTATTGGAGGTGTCTATAATGGAACTGGAGCAGAAACGTCTAGCGCTACATGAGTATTTATGTGGGGTGTTAGGAAGTAATAACTGCTACTATTCACCCCCAACTGGAATGGAAATGAACTACCCATGTATTGTATATAATCTTGGTGGTGATTCAGTACTGCATGCTGATAACATACCATATTTACAAACTTTACAATGGGATATAACTCTTATTGATGAAGATCCAGATAGCAGTCTATTTAACAAATTAACATCTCTACCCAAATGCAGATTAGATAGACAATTTAAATCTGATGATCTTAATCATTTCACTTTTACATTATATTATTAAAAGGAGGTACATACTATGCCGAAATTAGTATGGGATGAGACCGGTAAACGGACTTTTGAAACAGGTGTCGATCATGGTGTTCTTTATCCGCAGGTCGATGGAGCATATCCAAAAGGAGTTGCTTGGAGTGGATTAACAAATGTAACAGAGAATCCATCTGGAGCAGAAGACACAGCTTTATATGCTGACAACATGAAATATTTAAATCTGAAGAGTGCTGAAGAATTAGGTTTAACAATCGAATGTTACACATATCCTAAAGAATGGAAAGAATGTGACGGTTCCGCAGAGCTTTCAACAGGTGTATATCTTGGACAGCAGAAGCGTAAAGGATTTGGCTTCTCTTACAGAACCAAGATTGGTAATGACACAGAAGGGGATGATTACGGTTATAAACTGCATTTGATTTATGGCTGCTCAGCATCACCATCTGAGAAAGGATTCGATTCAGTTAATGATTCTCCGGATGCTATCACATTCAGTTATGATGTATCGACAACCCCGATTTCTATCGAAGGTTACAAACCAATTGCATCTGTTGAGATCGATTCTACAGAAGTAGACGCTACAGCATTAGCTAAACTGGAAGCAGCTCTCTATGGAGATGGAGATAAGGACGCGTATTTACCGTTACCATCTGAACTGGTTACGATCTTTGGTGTTGCTGGCTAAAATTCATAATGACAGGGGTTTTCTAAAAATATCAGGAAGCCCCTGATTTATTAAGCTTTTTATCAAGGAAAGGAGTTAGAAACATGTTAGAAAAGAAAATCAAATTTACAGATTACGATGACAACGTAAGAGAAGAGGTACATTACTTCAATCTAAACAAATCAGAAACCATTAAATGGATGACTACAACAGGGGAATATACATTAGACAAAGTGTTATTAAGATTGGCTGAAGAAAAGAACGGAGCTAAGATCATGGCTATCTTCGAAGATCTTATTTATCGTTCTTATGGTAGAAAGAGTTTGGATGGAAGAAAATTCGAAAAGAGTGAAGAGATTTGGCTCGACTTCTATCAAACAGAAGCATACTCTGAATTATTCAGTGAATTAGTTACAGATGCAAAGAAAGCAGCAGCATTCGTTAACGGTATTATTCCATCTGACATTGCTAAAGAAGTAACAAAGACTTTACAGGAAAATCGTGAAGGTATCCCGGATGAATTAAAAGACTATGTTGCTGAAGCAACCCCTGCTAATTAATAGATAATGGAGGTGGAGATATGAAAGGGATAAAAATGCCTAGTATTTCCATACCAAATGTATCACTTCCAAACATCTCACTATCAAGTTCTAGCGGAATCAATGCAAGTAGTATTAAAAGTGCTATTACTTCGGCAGTACCTGATTTATCAAGTGCTGTAAATAGTGTTAATTTGGAAAGTGTTGCTTCTAATATTCTATCTGAGAATTTAGGAGAAGGTGTGGAACTTCCATCTGAAATAAGCAAGTTAATAAAGTAATAAAGTAAGGAGGTTAATAGAATGTTACCTATAACAATTCCAAAACAAGAATTTTGGGATGAAGAAAAAGAAATGTTTGTTTATGTTAAAGAAACAAAACTTCAATTAGAGCACTCATTAATCTCCTTATCTAATTGGGAAAGTAAGTGGCATAAACCATTCTTAGAAAATAAAGATATGACAGTGGAAGAATTAAAAGACTATATCCGATGTATGACTTTGACTAAGAATGTAGATCCTAAAATATATGACTACATACCAAGTAATGTTATGGATGAAATACATGATTATATAAAAGACCCAATGACTGCTACTTGGTTCTCAGAATCAAAATCAAGTGGTAAGAAAGAAATTATTACAGCTGAGATAATATATTATTGGATGGTTACACTTAATGTACCAGTACAATTCGAAAAGTGGCATTTAAATAGGTTACTTACATTAATAAGAGTAATAAATGCAAAGAATGCACCTAAAAAGAAGATGTCAAAAAGAGAAATATATGAAAGAAACAATAAATTAAACGAAGCAAGAAAAGCCAAACATAAAACTAAGGGGTGATTAAAATGGCTATCATTATTGGTTCGGCAAGACATGACGAACATGGAAATTGTTATAAAAACGGAAGTGCTGGAGATCAGTTGCAGACAAGCAGTACAAATGATATGGGTGGAGAAGTATCGATGCAATCGTTCTACATTCATTCTAAAGGATGGTATGTTTTAAGATTAAAATCTGATGTATTTGCAACGAAGGCTGCAACATTAATGAAAACAGCATGTAATAATGCAAATATTGGATACGACCAAAATCAAAGAGAAGGAATTCTTAAGTATGGAATCTCCACTAAAACTAAGACCGAATGTGATTGTGGCACATTAGTAAGAGAAGTTATTAAAGAAGCAACTGGTACAGACCCTGGATCATTTACAACAGTTAATGAGAAGACGGTTCTTGAGAAATCAGGATTATTTGATAAAGCAGTACCATATACTTCTGGCGTTAACTTATGTAATGGAGATGTGTTGGTTACAAAAACCAAAGGTCATACTGCTATTATTGTTAGTGGGGCAACTGCAAGAAGTATCTCTGCTACGTCAGGAAAGCCAACTGTTGCTTCCGGAACTCCTACTCTTAAAAAAGGTAGTACAGGAATTGAAGTTAAATATTTACAACAGGATTTGAATTACCTTGGGTTCAGAGACCAGGCAGGTAAGTCATTAACT